TTAGCTGATGAGATAGAGAAGGTAGGTTTGAAAGGTGGTGTTGAGATTCCAGTAGAAGATGCCAATAACTTCCAGATCAGATACCGTTCTATCCGTTATGCCAAGCCGACTACTGATGAGCCTGCCGTTTTCACTGAGAATAAATAGCCATCACCCTTGTAAATGTGGGAGAGAGAGGGTATACTTTACATAGAATCAGGTATCACCCTCAGCCCTACACCCTTGTCCACTAGTATAATGCAGTAGCACATAGAGGGCGGGGTGGGGCCCCATCACCCTACAAGTCGAGTCAGTAGATCAGCTAGACGTAATGCACTCCCGGAAAAAATGCACCCTCTCAGAAAAGAGCTAATAGATTTCTGCAGAAACTACCTTGGCCCAAGTTGTCCTGAAACACAACCCATAATCGCGATTATAAACTTCATGCCATCGAGCCTCGCAGTTTTTGATTTCAACTTCATGATCTGCATTTATTCTCCACTGCTTATTTTCCCAGCAATCTATGTCTAGTGGTGGGGTTTTGAAGTAATAGCAACCATCTTTTTTGTAATGAAACTGAACCAACCGAGTGTTCTTGATTATCTTACCGGAATAACCGCGTTCAGCCCATGTGATCACAGCATTACCATACACCTTCTTCTTCTGCTTTCTAGGAATGATAGGTTTCAAATCTGTTTCAACTGTTTTTCCCTGATTGTAATAATCGCGCCATTTCATTCTATTTGAACTTCCATCTAGTTCTAAGAACTTCCATTCAACTAGGCATTCATTATTATCCCATGAGATCCGATACCTGTGAATGTATCCTAGTTCTCGGCCTAGTTCATGAGTGCGGTCAACAAAATAGTATTTACCCTTCTTGGTTATTTCTTCACCAATCCAGATCTGCTCATTCGTCCTGCCGTCTTTCCAGTATTTGTCTGTTATTTTTATGTATGATTTGATTTGATTTTGCATAATAGTAAGGCTCCTATTATTGTTTAAGTGATGTTATTATTATAGCCCATAGATTTGTGGTTTACACGAGTTTATGAAAAAATGTGGGCTTATTATGAGGTAGATCATGAAGTTTTTATGTAGTAGTTGTGGAGCATGTTGTCAAGCGATAAGTTGCCCATACCTGAGTGAAGACAATCGGTGCACCATCTATGACACGCGACCAGACATTTGTAATGTTGAGAAGCAGTGGCAAATCAGGGGTGGTGATAAGTTGTCGTATTTAATCGAGAATACACTTGCATGTCATCGCCTTATAGATTTAATGGGATTGTCAGAAGATTACAAGATTGACATCCTGGATTACGTGGAGAATAACAATGGCCAAATCATCAAGACGACTTAGAGGTCGCAAAACAGCAACACAGAGTTTAGAGTGGCAACTAGCCCAAGCAGAAGATCTACACATGCGACTAATCGGCATCTTGTTGTCATTAGAAGATGTGCCTGATAAACACCTTCCTCAGGCTCCCTTAGCTCGTGGTAGTTTGTCTCTGATTAGTGATCTGATGCGTAAGTGGAAGATAAAAATACAGAAAGAGTTAGATACTCAAGCCGCAGAAGAAGCTGCCAAAGCGAAACCCAAACCGAAAAAAAGAAGGGCCCGTAAGAAAAAAGTGGTAGAGACGCCAGAAAAAAGCGATTAACATAGATACTTATCCTTATACAGTAATAACAACTGAAGGAGAAGCTGATGAATAGTGCCGCATGGTGGTTCGCGTGTGAAAATGATGATGATGTAAAGTTTTATAGACGACACATTGTTAAAAGCCCCGCAGTAATAGATTGGATAAGAGAGCAACAAGGAAGTTATCGAGACGATCACGACATTGATGATGAGGAACCGAAGAAAGAGTTGAATACAGAAATACTAGGCCCTTTACTAAAGAACCTCTCAGAGTTGGATCAGAAGATTTTACGACTACATTATGTAGAAGCTCTAAAATGGCGTGAAATAGCTGCTGAGTTGGGTTATAATCTCAGTTATCTTTGGAAGCGAGAGCAGAGAGCAATGGAAAAACTTCGGGCTATTATTGACAGGGATGGCCTATCACCTTGGAGGAAAGATGACGAAGAAAGTAGATGAAAAGTTAAAGAAGAAAGCAGAACATGCAGCGCGTAGTAGAAACTACAAGACGCGGCTCAAGCAAGCGGTTGATAAAGGCGACTTTGAAGAAGTGGTAAAATCAATCATGCTCTTGGCAGTCAAGCATAATGAAGAGACAGATTGGAAGGCTTCACCTCGAACTTGGATGGAACTGTTGCAGGTGCTGCATAAGTTTCGTGTGGAGTTTGGCACAACAGATAGCGACTTTGACGAGATCTTGCGTGTTGTTAATGGTGATGACTAATGTCGTCGATAGATGATGAGATAAAATCGTTATCTACTTCAGAGCTACTGCAGCTGTTTGACATGTTGCGTATGAAGAATAGTAGATTCGAGAAAGATTTGTATGATGCTCTTACACTAATCAGAGCAAATAAACGCGCTAGAGGTAGAGGTTGAGTCGTATAACAAAGATAAGCCCGGCAGTTCTCAAGGCATTTGAGGATCCACGCAAGTTTTTTAAGTTCCTGAAAGTATTTAATAAAGAGACAGGTGCCTTAGAACCATTTGTGCTACGTCCTCAGCAAGAAGAGTTGTTAGAAGCGTTAATGACACACAACAAGATTGTGGTTCTTAAAGCTCGACAACTTGGTATTTCAACACTACTCAGAGCGTATTTCTTGTGGAAATCTTACATGTCTTCAGAACCTACAAGGCATGCTATCATTAGTTATACCAGAGATAGTGCAGATCACCTACATAACATGGATAAGTCATTCTACCTTAGTTTACCTAAGCCATTACAGAGGAAGCTTTCTAAGTCATCCTCGAGAACTTTACAGTTTGGAGACACAAATGCAGAACTACGAGCTTTCACCGCTGGAGGAAAAGCAGGGGCCACCCGATCATTTACTTTTTCAGATACACACATCTCTGAGTTTGCTTTCTTTGACGATCAAGATGATGTGCTTGCCAACATTATGGCCTCGGTTGGAGAAGGACAGATAGTAATAGAGACAACACCAAACTCACCAGGTGATAAATACCACGACTTGATTGAAGGTGCTCCAGACAATGGCTGGCACCTCTGCTGGTTCCCGTGGTATGAACACCCTCAGTATACAAAGAAAAGCCAGTTCCATCAACCTCAGGTGCCAGATCCTACTGAAGAAGAGTTAGAGATCAAGCATGATTTTGACTTGACACTAGGACAGATCTATTGGCGACGAACAATGATACGCACCATGGGTTTAGAGAAGTTTAGAAGAGAGTTTCCAGCTACAGTAGATGAAGCTTTCTTTTCCTCCAGTAATGAGTTCTTTCCGCTAGACATCTTAGACGAGTTAGAGGTGTTGGATTTAGGGGGACAAAAAGAACGCTGGTATTGCGAGATGATCCAGGGCGATAGATACGCTATGGGTGTAGATGTTGCAGCAGGTAGAGGTGGTGATTATTCTGTCATTACAGTCGTAAGCTGCACGACATGCTTACCAGTTTACCATTATCGTAGTAATCAAATCTTACCACATGATTTTGCTGAGAAGATCTACGAGTTGTATTGGGATTTTAATGAGCCCTATACGATCATAGAACAGAACGGGCCAGGTGAACTAGTGCTTTACCGGATGAAAGAATGGAAGGTAAAAAATCTTTACAAAGACGCAAAAGGTCGGGATTGGAGAACAAGAAAGGAAAATAAAATAGCTATTTATGACTACCTACGCGATCTTATTTGCGAAGGTGTTATTGATGCTGTAGACAAGACGCTTTGGAAAGAAATGCAAACAATACAAATCACAAAAGGTGCACCCGCATCAGCAGGACACGATGACATGGTCATGGCTACAGCTCTTGCATGCTGGGGTGCCAAACTTAAACCAACACCTTCAGGATACTCGATACGTAAAACAATGTTAGATGACATGATCAAATCAAGACGTGCTCAAAGGATACGTAATAATGGTGGGTTCCACAAACACATAAGAGGATGGAAGAAATGAAATACAAAATGACGGCTAACATTATCCAACAGATTATTAAAATACATGAAGATTATTGGGATGATTGCAGATCGGATCTGTATAAATACAAACAAGCCTACGAAACACGTTTCTGGGATAAGTCAACACAAGGCCAAATGCAAACTTATGTGCAGACAGCAGACGCTTATGGCTACATTGAATCATACATTGCATCACTTTTTGCTAGAAACCCAGGTGTTATTGTTAAGAACGGTATACGAGGTAGAGGTGATGTTAAGATTGCACAACACATTGCTAACGACTTCTTAGCTTATCAACGTCAACAGATAGAAAACGCTAGTCGTATGGCACTTATCTACCCTATGTCATTTATCAAGATGATGCCAACAGGTAGAGAAGACATCATGAAAAGAATCGATACTGTTGCCATACCACCATGGGAAGTGATTCTAGATAGAGAAGCAAGACGTTATGAAGATCAGCGTTATGTTGGTCATAAATACTACATGACATTGATTGATGCTCGTCATAAGTTTGGTGATAAGAAATACCACCCTATGA